TCATTCCTAGTTTATGATTTATTTAGCGTTTTTAATGTTTTACTTCGCCTTCTTTTAGCCTACGCATGAGTTCGTTGCGATCTAAAATCACGCCTTCTGCTGTGGGTATAGCAGCCTGTCCGCTGACTGAGTCTTCTGATTGACGCAGTTGATCGCCTTTGAGTTTGGCGTGTTTGAGTTGCAGGTCGATTTGACGCAGTTTTTTGTTTACTTTGGCTGTTTTGGCAGTGATAGCGTGGCCCAACATGGTACCAGCCACAGCAAATATCTCACTTGCATATCTGCTGTCCACTTGCATGCCTAGATTCATCAAATCTTCGTAGCTTTCTTTGGCCAAGCCCACCAACTCGTCAATTTCAGTGTCGGCTGCTTCCAGGCCCTTGACAGCAGGCAGGGCCGACTCTATGCGTTCCAAGTTGGCCAACGCTGTGGCAGTAACGGGCACATCTTCTGATTCGATCTGTACAGCAGGAGTTTCCACCACGGTTTCTTCGTCCTGCGGTAATTCAAACAATTCTTCTAATTTTTTGGTCACCTACGACCTCCTTGATAAAATATGTCTTCTTCTGTGACTACCCTAAAAGTCAAACCCTGTCTGCGGCACCACTTGGTAGCAGCGTCCCACTTGGCATAGTTGATGGCCACAGTCAAGCGTTCTCTATTGCTGGCCTTGCTTTCAATGATGCTTTGCTTCTTGGGCTTGATTTCCACTACCTCAGTGCAGATTTGATTTTTCTTGTTCAGATACTGCACCAGAAAATCAGGCACATATATGGTCTGCTTGCCTGTCACGGGGTTTTGATAAGGAATGCGTATGCTTTCGCTGGCCCATTTGATGATGTTTTTGTTGTTGTCGCAGAAGTTCATAAAACTCAACTCCCAGCCCGAACGATATCTGGGACGACCTAGGCCTACGTACTTGTCGGGATTTTGGGGTACAAATTCCCCTTGAGCAAACTTGGACATTTCAATCTAGTATGGTCCTGGTCACGTAGTAGTTACTGCTGAACTTGCGCACAGTACCCAACAGTGTGCTGGTGCTTTGGATTTGATTCAACCAATAGGCCATTAGCGTGTCAATGGTTATGCCCTGGCTGTTGTTGATCTGCTGTAACAGATCTTGAACAGTGATGTTTTCACCGTTGCTTTGGAAATTTGCTGCAATCCTAAAAAGATTGTCTGTAAATGCGGCAGCGGCTTGTTTGTTGTTGGTATTTTTTTCAAAATAACCCAAAGTATAATCATAGGTATCTTGATCTACACCATAACCATAGATGCCGTCGTAGGCAGCATTAAACTGCTGATACACAGCACTGGTTCGATCTTTCACATTGTCTGGGTTGTTTACGCTAGGCATATGAATATTTACCTTGTGTATTTTACCAAACTAAGGATTAGTTGCCGCCACTGATTCTAGGTGTGTTGGTCTGCGGAACAGTATTGGTATTGTTGCCTTTGGGCGGTGTGGGAAAGAAAGAGCTTAGGGTTTTGTTGATGGCTGGTACTTGATTTCTTATCACTGTTTCGACCCCTTGACTCAAGACCTGGGTGCCAACCTGTGTGACTTCTTGCTTGGCAATAGATTTTAAACTTTTATCTTTGAATGTCTGATATGTGCGCACACCTTGCAGAACAGCACCAATGGGGTTGCCTGCTGCCAGGTCATTCAGTATGCCTTGTCCTGCATCAATCAATCCGCCTTTGCCTAATATGGTAGCATTGCCACCGGGTCTGGTAATGGCGCTGGAAACTTGATCATAGTCAGCAGTTTGCCCAAATGCTGGAGGTGCGCCGGCTTTGGTAGCACCGTTTAATGCGCCCGAATAGTACTTGACCAATTCATACTTGATGGTCATGGTATTCTGCATGGTTTCGCCGCCGGCGGCATAATCGTAAGTATCGTGTGCAAAATCCGTGATCACAGGATTTATCAATGTGTAGGCACTGTAGTTGTGCTGATTGAATCCAAAGATAGTGATGTCATTGAAGAAGTTGGTTGACGCACCAGGTTGTTTCTGTAGTGGTGATCCTCGTCCTTCGCCTACCAAACCAAAGTCTCCAATCTGGCGCTCGCCTGCATAGATGTCGTTTGAGTTGTAACTAAATCCTGCAAATGTTGGATCTGATCCGGCGCTGCCGTTGCTGGCGGGAATTCCGTTGTAACTGTATTGGCTGTCTTTGATATAATACTGATAATAGGCATACCACATCTGACGAACTAGATCACTGTTGTCATCGTGAAAAGTTATTTGAACAGGATTGTAATTGATCTTGGTATTGGCATAGCGTTTGCGATTGTACTGATTGAGTTCTTCTACTTGAAATTGATAACTGGGCAATTGCACGCTCTTGACTGTTTTGCTGATAGTGGTATTGGCTTCTCCCAGCAGTTGCGTGATTCCTGGAATTTGGCCGTTGATGTTGAACACACAATGGAATAGAAACTTGACCTTGGGCGCATAAGCAAATGCGTTAGGTACAAATGTTTTTGATGCGTGTTGATAGTCCTTGAGCTGAGGACCGGTGATCCCGCTCAAGAACCCTTTTATGAAGTCATTACCGAAGGCCATCAAGCCCTCCTAGATTAGCCGCCAGTTTGACCTGCGCCAGTTATAGAACCAAGAGCTCTACTGACTGCTCCGCCCAACTGTTGACCAACGCCGCCGCCTGATGTGGGATCAACGCCTTGCAGTGCATTATCAAATCTAATGCTTAGAGAAATTGTTACTGGCTCACTGGAACCATAGTTCAAATCGTTGTAGTTGGCACTGGCTAGATAGCAGCCCAGCAAGTTCCAGGTTTCCAATACCACTGGCTCAAGAGCACCGTTGCCGCCATCCAGTATTTCACACTGCATGGAAAACTTGTAGTTTACACCAGCTGTGGCACTGGCCTGCTCATAAAAATCCAATTGTTTCTGCAGTTGCTCGCCTACTAATCTTGTAACCGAACCCGAAGCATCATCGCGAACGTTCAATGTGGTGGCTTCCCATGAATGTTTTCCTGGCAGATAAACTGTGGAATTGTAAATAGGAATAGTCATTTCTTCAAATGACACACTGGGTCTAGCAAAGTCAATGACCTGCTTGGTCAACTCTGTGGTTGCTGTTGTAACACCAAAGCCGTAGAGTAGTACACGGAATCGGTACTTGAGCTTGGGCATCAACAGGCCTTGATTACCCTGACCTTCGATAGGTACTGTTAGGTTCTGCAAGCTCTGTACGGTCTGTGATGAAAGTGGCATTTCGATTTCTCCTGTTACTGTTATTTAGCCCTGGGTCTGGAAGCTAAAATAAGGGTCGCCCCTTATTTTATGCTCCTGCCGAGATCTCCCCTGTGTTCTTGACACGGATCGGTATGTAGATAAATTCAACTGTTTTAACTGGTTCAACAGCAACATCAACATACAGTTCATTGCGATCCACACGCTCAGGTGTGTTGTTTGATTCATCGCACACTGCCAAGTAATCATAGAGACCACGTTTGGCTACCAAATCATTCAACAGCGTCGTCACTGTGGCCAAGACCTGGCTGCGTGTAAACGCATCATTGGGCTCAAACAAGTATGGTTGTACTGCTGTGGCCAACTGTGTACGCAGATAAACAATCAAGCGTGCCACGTTCACACGATTCAATGCAGATCCCACATTGTAACGTGTCTTCTACCGTTGATGTAACCAATGCGTGCAGCATTGTCTATCACACCACGACGTGTACCTGCCGGAGCAAACCATGGATAGCTGGCTTCGTCTGAACGAACATACGTGCGCAGCATCATGTGGCTGGGCGGTTGTACCACTGTGGCACCATTGGTGTTGTTGGTCTGACACGAAGGATAGTATGTGGCCACATAAGGATCACCTGTGGTTACATAATCTTCAGGCAACACCTGCGCACCAGCCAAATCGTTGGTGGCATAGGCCTGCAACGGCTGACTCAATGCAGGCAGTCTCATTGGTGTGTCACCAATGATGAATGCTGTGTTGCTGCGGTCGTTGTTGAGTACTACCAAGTTCTGGATCAACTCTGGATACTGCGGGCAGGCCAACAAGTTGAATATACGTGCATCTTCGCGTGCCTCAGAACTGACATCAATAGCAGCACGTAGAGCCTGTACAATCAATGCACGCTGTGCTTTGCGGCCAGCATACATAGCGCCGTTGTCACGCAGACCAGATGCTGTGACCCAGGTATACGAATACGTGGGCAAAGTATCATCGGGATATTTCTGTGCTGTAAAGTAGTTGGTGGTAAAGGCCTTAACATTAAAGCCCGAACGACGCATATTCCAAAGCAAAATACCTTCAGGATATAGATCAGGATCGGGAGCATCCAAGTCCAAGTAATCACTGGTCAATAAACTTTTGATAGTAGGAATGGGATCATTAACAGGATCAACTGAACCCGAAGTAGCCCAGCGTGCATCTGCAAACAAAATACCATTCTGGCCAGTCTGATCAGCATTGTCTATCAACACCCACTGATAATCACCGGGTGCTATTTCTTGCCAGCGTTTTACGATAGGATAGTTATCAAGATCGCTGGTGTCAATCCACAACTGACCCACTTGACTTGTCAGTTGAATTTCGCTGCCGTTGACTGTGATAGTAGTAGGCTCTGTAGGACTTATAATAGGACCATCTGTGTTTAATCCTGTACTGAGATTATAGCCACGGATATCAGCAGTGACATTATAATAACCTTTCCATTGACCGCCATCTTTGATCATGATGTCCACTTGATCGGCAGCCGAGTAGTACCAATATGTGCCGTTGTCAGGCAAGCGATCAGGTGCTGTGGGCTGATAGTAAACTTCTGTTCCCAGTTCCCAAGTGCTGCCATCGACCCAGTTACTGAGTTCAACAACACTACCGTTACCGCCCAAGCCTGTGCTGCCAAAATAAGTATTGGTCTTTGCATTGACTGTGACTGTGGTTGCGACACCGTCGTTGGGCACAAAACCTGCAAGACTTACAATAGTACTGCTGCTGCTTCCGTTTTGCAACAGGATACTGCCGCCGTATGCATGAGACAGTATAATGTATCCTTGAGCATTGACTTCAGCAGTTACTCCATCAAGGTTAGCACTCAGCACTGCTGTGACAAAATCTGCAGCACTATAAGTCCCCCCAACTGTGCGCTGCACCGGAGTAGCATATGCGCTGGATCCTTTGACACTAGCACTGATATAGAAAGTTTTATCTGTAGAACTAGTAAAGGTAGGATTTGCTGTGACACCTTGTGCATTGGTAGGACCCGAAGCATAACGCTGGAATAATTGCATACCAATCAAACCGTTGGTTACAGTGTTGGTTGTGGTGTTGACAGCAAACACATTGGTGTCTGTCATGGGATGGATTTGTGCATAGGTAGCGCCGGCAGCAATATTTTTGCCGCCGCCCGATGGATCTAATGCATTGTTAACAGCCGCATCACTGATGTACAATGGACAGGCCTGCTGTACAAATTGCAGTAGTGTTGTGCTCCATTTGCTGACTGTCAGCAGTGTTCCATTGTTGACTGCTGTGGTCTTGTTCCAAATAGATCCTGAAGGACGCTGTGTAGTTAGTGTACTGGTCCAGCGTGGAGGATTGGTATGCGGTCCTGCTTGTGTGACAGGTACATTGTACGTACCAGCGTTGATACCAAGCAAACTCAACATACTGGAATCGCCGCCTAAAACTATAGTACCATAAGCACCACCCGAAGGCTGTGCTGTGTATCCGCCGTAGATATTAAGTCTATTATTGACCACGCCTGCGGTGATGCCTGTGATGCTGGCAGCATTTATTGATGTCGCCAAAGTAGATAAAGTAGCGCCTTGTGGATTAGTTGTCCAAAGAGCATTGGGATTGCCTACTACCACGCCTCCATCGGCGCCTACAATAACAGCAGTGCTGGCATTGTACCCACCGGCTATGGCAGCAATACTGGTCAAACCAGATGCTGTGCCTGCAGTCCAGGTACTACCGTCGGTAGATACATAAACTTCTCCAGATGCAGCAATAGCCACAAACTGTCCGTTGGTATATGTGACATCTACTAGATTTTTAGTTGATGCAATTGCACTGGCAGTCACAGCGGTCCATGCAGATACGTTGCTGGCTGCATCCGAAGCATTGCGTAACACAGTACCGCCGGCACCAACTACGATTGTAGTGCCACCGTTGTAAGCCACAGCATTGAGTGTGTTGGTGGTAAGACTTGCATTTGACACATTAGACAGTGTTGACCATGCATCTCCTGTATACAACATACGACCACTGGCTCCCACTGCAAACTGAGCACTAGCGTTGGCCAAAGAGGCAACGCCCAAAAGTTGTGTGCTGACGTTGGCGTTAGCACCGGCTGCTGTAAAGCCTGCCAACAAGTTAGCCGTGGTATAGATAGTGCCCGAATCTCCAACTGCTGTAAATGAATTGCTGGTATAGGTCACGTCACGGAACGCACCGCTGAATGTGCCATTGCCTACCTGTGTCCAAACTGCAGTATTGGCTCCGCCTACTAAGACATTACCGTTGTCGCCTACAGCCACATAATCGGTTCCGTCGGTGGCCACGGCACGCAAGTTACCCGAGAAGCCAGCAGTATTGGCCACTGACCATGTTCCGGATACGTTGGCAGCAGGAGCGTAATAAATTTCATTGGTTGAGGAATTGACTGTAGCGCCAACAGCAACATAAGTGTTGCCACCACCGCCATAAGCTACATCTAACAAGTCTGTGTCAATACCGCTGTTGATAGTGGTACCGTTGAGTGTGAGATAACCCTGTACGCCTGTGGTAACTGCTGCAGATTGTACTGTGGGCCATACATTTTGCCAAGATGAAGATCCAACTTGGACCCACTGATTATAATTATTATCTGTGCTAGGAATAGTGTTACCTGCTTTGTAGTACAGAGGCAAATCTGTGTTGGTTGCAACGATGGCATAATCACCGATCATGCCCACACTTTGAAGAGGTGCCACATTGGGACCTGTGGTTTGATCAGGATCTGTAATCACTGTAGGCGTTTTAAGTATCAAGTTGCCTGAGCCGCCGCCACCTGTGCTGTTCCACTCAAATACACCAAATGTGCTGGCATCTGTATCTAGCCAATATGTATTGGGAGCAGGATCGCCCAAGGGACGACTTAGACTAGCAGCCAGTGCTGCCAAGTCAATGTTGGCACGCATCATAAATGCGCGGTTGCTGACGCCTAACACTGAGTAAGCTGCCAACAAACCATATTCGTTGAGTTCGTAACCGTTGATGGGTGTACCAGCGGTGGTTGTGTAGAAGAATGGATTACCAAATGTGGTAGCCATATCACGCTGG